TGGAGTTTCATTTTGTTGTTTTGCAAGCTGAAAACCGGGGGCTCGTTCTCCGATAGGGGTCTCAGTGATGAGATATCGGATTTCTTGAGCGTTAATGCTAAGTCTCCACTTGTTCCCACCAAGTGTTGTAGACAACAGTTTACGGATACTGTTTTCACGACGGTAAAGCCGGACAAGGACCATACTCATGGCGTGTCTGCTGCTAACCGTTCGTCGGCGTCGCTGTTCATAGACAGCGTGGCTGCTAACGTCGGTGTGGATGTCATCTTCTATCAAGGATCGAAGGCTGACGTCCGCAATGGTCGTAATTACAGCAGGAATTATCATTGGGTCAAAGACCTGGATGTTCCTGTGAGGAAATACGAACCAAAACCACGTGACGCGGTCGCCATGGTAGATGTGGACTATTATGTGGATATGCCGCAATTCTTATCTGAGAATTTCAGACCTGTGTTCCTTTACACGTTCCAACCGTGTAGTGTGGCTAAAGGCAGGGGGGAGTACAAATACACCTTCGATGCCGATAATCAAGTCAACTACGTGGTTTCGGGCGGTGGACAATACGTTCACAAAGTTTGGAACTATAAGGGAGATTCCCTCAAGATCACCAACCACGCGAAATTTCTCTGGTGGAACGTTGTCACCTCGGTGACCACGTTCAACTTAGAGCGACGCCAGGTTGATGAGGATCATCAAGTGATCCTACTAGCACCGTTGGCGCGGTATGAAGGCCTACCGGCCATCATCGCCGACATGTGCTTGAATGGAAATTCGCTTGAACGTTTGTCAGTTGTTGACAAGGGGGCGTTTACCCGGATGGTCGTGAATGGTAAGGAAGGAATGGTGGTACACACCGGTGTTGTGGGTGATTTTGCTAGTTGTCGCGTTAACGTTGAAAGCGATGTAGAAATTGCTAGCATGACCAGAGGTTTTTCTAGTGACTGTACTTTGGCTACGGTCACTGGTGTGGTGGAGAAAGCCATGGGCAAGCAAAAAGACAATTGTCCTGCTGTCCTGTGGGAGTTCCACAAAACCAAAGGTCAATCTAATCGTCCCAGTATGATAAACACCGCAGTCCCACGTGTAGTAAACTACCAGTTTGTGAAGTCCGCAAGCGACTATGATCCTGAAGCCAAACCAGGAATGACCGCGTTCATGGAGCCGCTAGTTCCGGGGGCATTCGTCCCAGAACTTTGCAGGAACAATGATGAACGTACTGTGAAAGCTCGTGTCACAGATGTGAAAGACACAACACAGTTGACGCCATTTGTGCGTAAGGTCATTGGTGAGTTCGCAACGAAGTTCGTCGGCGATAGTAAATGGCAGCTCATACCGTACTCATGTGAGGACGTGTACGAGCGAATGAACCGCCCGGCCCAGCGTAGAACGTTGGATCGAGCCCAAACCGAACCTGACTCTGTTGAACTTTCACAGTTCAACAAGCGTGAGGCATACCCGAAGTTTGGCGACCCTCGAGGCATTTCGAACGTCACTGGTCCACCAAAACTGCATTACTCTAAGTATATGTACGCTTTTGGTGACCATATGAAACGTTTCGATTGTTATGCCTTCGGCAAGAACCCTAAGGAGATTGCCCAGAGAGTTGCTACGATAGCTTCTGATGCCAACACGTTAATCCAGACCGACTTTAGTCGTATGGATGGACGAGTCGGTGAGGTGGCGCGAGAACTCGAAAGAGTTGTTGTGCTGCGTTTATTCAGCCCTGACTATCATGAGGAATTGTCGGAACTCATGAGAACCCAAGTTAACCGCAAAGGTAAAACTAAGTTCGGTGTTCGTTATGACACGGACTTGTCCCGCCTGTCCGGAAGCCCCGAAACTTCCGTGTTTAACACCTTGTTGAACATGTTTGTGGCTTTCCTTGCTTTCCGCCGCACCAAGAATGACTTCGGTTACTTGGATTGTGAAGAAGCTTGGGAACGGATGGGCATCTATGGCGGTGATGATGGGTTAACGGCGGATGTGGATCCAGACGTGTACGAGACGAGTGCGGCCATGTGCGGTCAGAAGCTTACTAGTGAAGTGATCGCACGAGGGGAGCGTGGTGTGAGCTTCTTAGCCAGGCGTTATGGGCCCAACGTTTGGTACGGGAGCACTAGTTCCATGTGTGACCTCGGCCGCACTTTATCGAAATTTCACGTAACGGTAAACATGCCCGAATCCATTAAACCCATTGACAAGTTGGTTGACAAGGCTCACGCTTTGAGTCTAAGTGACGCCAACACCCCCATTGTCGGTGCGTTTACCAGGAGAGCACTAACTTTCAAGCCTAAGAAGTTCGTGTTTAAAAACTATGCAGGCAAGTGGAACGTCCACACGGATACTGAGAACCAGTATCCTAATGAGTACGGCACTTGGATGGAAACCGAGAGGACGATCGCCCTCCCAAATTTCTCCATGGCCAGATTCAACGATTGGATTAATTCCGATCTGGACGTTGACGGGATATTAAATCCTCCTGTCTTGCATCCACCAATCGAGCCGAAACCGGACGCCTTAGTCGTCGCTAACGGCATGTTGATTGAGCCTGAAAGTAAACCTGAAGACGTGGATATGGACACTGTTTCTTCCGTTGAGCCTTCTGAAACAGATAGCCCACCCGTAAAACCTCCTGCCGCTGGGAGAGAGCGACCAAAAGCTCGCAGCAGGAAGAAGAAGTCGGACAGACCTTCTAGATCCTCCTCTAGACCTCCTGCAAAGGAGCGCGGCGATAATGCC